CCACTTAGATACGCAAGAAACCAAAACTCTCCATTTCAAGACGAGCAAGATGATAATGCTATTGTTGAGCCAATTGTATTTGAAGATGGATTCTTACACGTTCCAAAGAATAATCAAGTACTTCAAAAATTTATGGACTTACATCCAGGAAAAGGAAGAGTATTTGTTGAGGTTAATAAGGCAAAAGAAGCTGCTGAACTTGTAGAAGATTTAAACTTAGAAGTTGATGCTTTAATTGAAGCAAGACAACTTACAGTTGAACAAGTTGAAAACGTAGCCAGAGTTTTATTTCAAAATGATGTTTCTAAAGTTACTACTGCAGAGCTTAGAAGAGACATATTAATCTTTGCTAAACAACAACCAGCAGGTTTTATGAATCTTTTAAAAGACCCTGCTCTTAAGTTTAACGCTACTATACAAAACATATTAGATAAAAACTTAATACAATTAAGAAACAATAAAAAAGAAGTATGGTTTAATACAGCATCTAATAAAAAGAAAATGTGTAACATACCATACGGGGAAGACCCACTGTTTATTATTGCTAGTTACTTTGAAAGCGATGATGGTTTAGAGTCATATAAGCATTTAAAAGCGTTAGCAAAAAATTCGTAACTTTGCTTTTTGTTTAACCCATAAAAATTTTTAACATGGCAAAATATATAACTTTAGATACAGCAAGTGACGGTAATGTTCATATTAACACAGATTCAATTCTTTATGCAGAAACAGCAAGTTCAACTGCAGGGGAAATTTATCTTACTAACGGAACACACAAAATGACAGTTACTGGAACTGGATTAACTTCTGGGTTTAGTGCAAATGTAAATGCAGCATTAGTTACTGCAGCAGAAACATCTTGGACAAACGCAGCAGTACCAGTATCGAAAGCTGGTGGACTAGTGTTTACTAGTGTAGCAGTAGGAACAATATAATCCTTCCTTTACTATCGACAGCGAGAAAGCACCTAAATCCTAGGTGCTTTTTTATTTTATGTATCTTTGTAAAAAGATTTTCAAATGATAAATTCTGTAAGAAATACTGTGCTTGCTATTATCAACAAGAATAACTACGGATATATATCTCCGGGTGATTTTAATTTGTTTGCAAAACAAGCTCAGTTAGATATATTTGACGAATATTTCATAAGATACAACCAGCAGATAAACGAAGAGAATGCAAGGATATCTGGAACTGGTTATGCTGATATTAAAAAGGGGTATGAAGAAGTTATAGATACTTTTTCAGTTACATCATTCTTAACTCAAAAAAATCAAAACGTTTATTTTTTACCATCAGCCTCTACTACGGGTTCTGATTATTATTTATTAAATAAAGTGTTATGTTTTTCTGGGGGTGTATTAAAAGGTGAGGCCGAGAAGGTTACTCAAAGTAAAATTACTATGTTAAATAGTTCATTGCTAACATCTCCTTCTACAATTTTTCCTGCTTATACTCAAGAAGCTGACAATATAACTCTGTTTCCTGATTCTTTCAATCAAGTAAATGATGTAAAAGCACAATATATAAGATACCCTTTAGACCCTAAATGGACTTATGTTACTTTATATGGTGGTGAGCCATTGTTTGACCAGACTCAAGCTGACTATCAAGATTTTGAATTACCTGTTGATGACACAAATAATTTAGTAGCTAAGATACTTCAGTATGCAGGTATATCAATTAGAGAAGCTGATGTGTTTCAATTTGGACAAATAGAAGAACAACAACAAAATCAAACTGATATTTAATTATGGCTTATATAAATCAAAGAAAATATTATACTAATGATGGTGTTAATCCTACAGATGAAAATTGGGGTTCATATCAATACATTAGTTTAGAGGATATTATTAAAAATTTTCAATTAATGTATTCAGGAAACCATGCTTTAATTAATAATGTTAGTAGATTTAAAATATTGTTTCATGCTAAGCGTGGTATTCAAGAACTTAATTACGATGCTTTCAAAGAAATAAAAGCATTGGAGCTTAAAGTTTTTGATGATTTAAGATTTGTTTTACCAGCTGATTATGTGAATTGGGTTAAGCTTTATTTATTAAAAAACAATGTGTTAAGGGAGTTGACTGAAAACATACAGGTTCAATCAGCAGTTTCTTTTATTCAATCTTCTACTGATACGTTTACCTATGATAGTTCAGGAAATGCTACTGTGGTTGAATCAAATTTAGATTCAGAAAGAAAAGATGGTTCTTTAAAAAGCATTTATTTAAATGACGAAATAGATGAGAATGTAAATCCAAACGTTAACAACTATGACTCTGATATTTACAACTACAGAATTGGCGCAAGATATGGTTTAGAAACTGAAACAGCAAACATAAACCCTACGTTTACTATAGATAAAAAAGCTGGTGTTATTAATTTTGATTCGACAATGGCAAATCAACAGTGTGTACTACAGTATATATCTGATGGAATGGAAAATGGTGATGACTCTAAAATAAGCGTTAATAAATTATTTGAAGAATACATTTATGCTTACATTCAGTATGCTTTATTAAATAGTAAATTTGGAGTTCAAGAGTATATAGTCAATAGAGCAAGAAAAAATAAACAAGCTTTATTGAGAAATGCTAAAATCAGATTGAGTAATATTCACCCAAGCAGATTATTAATGAATCTAAGAGGTGAGGATAAGTGGTTAAAATAAGATGGCAAACATTCAGAGAAATTTTGTAGCGGGCCGTATGAATAAAAGCCTTGATGAAAGGCTTGTCCCAAATGGAGAGTATATAAATGCTGTAAATGTAAGACTTGGTTCTACTGAAGATTCTGAGATTGGTGCTGTTGAAAATTCAAAAGGAAATTTACCTCTAACAGAACTTCAATATGTTGATGGAACTAAATTAAGTTCACAGGCTAGATGTATAGGTGCATTTGAAGACGGGGCTAATTTAGCTTTATATTGGTTTGTTCATGACCCGGCTTTTACTCAAGGAGCAACGGGTAAGTTAGATTTAATTATTTCATTTGATGTTGAAACTGGTCAGCTAATATATCATGTAATTAGTGTTAATGACGGCAATGGCGTAAACACTACATTAAACTTTAATCCAAATTTTTTAATTACAGGAGTAGATAAAATAGATGATTTATTATTTTTTACAGACAACACTAATCCTCCTAGAGTAATTAATATAAATCAAAACTACGGAGACCCATTACTTGGTGTTAACCTTGATTTATTTAATCAAGATGATATTTTAGTAATTAAAAAACCTCCTACAAGCGCTCCAGCAGTACTACCATATTTTGTTTCAAGTATCACTGATGCGTATTTAGAAGATAAGTTTTTATGTTTTGCTTATAGATATAAGTATGCTAATAATGAATTTTCAGCTATCTCTCAGTTTAGTGAGCCAGCATTTACGCCTGGTAATTTTGATTTTACTACAAATAGTTATTTAAATGAAGGAATGGTAAATCAAAACAATGCTGTACAAATTACATTTAATACTGGAAGTAGCAGTGTAACAGATGTTCAATTATTGTTTAAAGAAGCAGATAGCACGTCTATAAAAGTTATAAAAACTTTAAATAAAAAAAGAGATTTAGGAAGTATAAACAACACAAACACAGAATATAATTTTACTAATAGAGAAATATTTACTGTATTACCTGACTCAGAAATTCTAAGACTTTATGACAATGTTCCTCAATTAGCTAAGGCACAAACATTAATGGGTAATAGGTTGATGTATGGTAACTATATGGAAGGTTATGATTTAAAAGACAGCAATGGAGCTAGTATAGATTTAAACTTTACTGCAAGCCTTAAGTCAGAGCCAATATCGCTTATTGATACACCAGCGTATGCAGACACTGGACAATTTACATATACTCCTACATCTACAAGTAAATCTATTTCAGATTCAGTATTATATGTTGACTTAAGTCCTTTAATGACCGGTGAATCTAAATTAAAAAAAGGAACAAGATTAACTTTAAATTTTGGCATAACATTTTTTGAGTTTGAAAAAATCCCTCCATCTATAGACCCTACACCAACTACAGCTGTATTTGAGCTTACATGGTCTTACACTTTAATAGATGATTATGCGAATGTATTTGATTTTGTTACAAGTACAGATTTTCAAGAAAAAATAGGAACAGATGGTGTAAATGGAACAATACAAACCGTTGCAAACGCTCAAGCTGGACTTGGTAATACTTTAACAGATGTCTTTAACAGAACTGTACCAGAAAATTTAGATTCTACATACAGTTTGTTGCAGACAGGAATAACTTCTGCAACACCAAGTTCACCAAGCGCTGGTCAAGCTTTAGTAGCTACAGCAAGTACTTCCTCAAATGTTTTACAAATACAAAACTTAGCGGCATTTTACTCTGGAGCAGGAAACTCTGGTTACGCTTACTGGGGCATAGTAAATGAAACTGCTTCTTTTAGAGATAGCTCAAACGCTGAAAGTTTACACAGTAATAGAGGTTATGAGGTAGGTATTGTTTATATGGATGATTACAACCGAGCATCAACAGCTCTAGTAAGTAGTGCAGAAGATGGAGGGTCAATTAATATTCCATGTAGTAATTCTATTGATAGAAATTCTATACAAGTAGATATACCTGCGTCAATGAAAGCGCCGGCATGGGCAACAAAATATAAATTTGTTATAAAACCTACTAAAGAAACTTATGAAACAATCTATAGTAATGTTGCATATAGAGATACAGTATCTAGTTCAAGTTACTTTTTATTAGATGGTGAAAATGCTGCTAAAGTTGAAGCAGGTGACAATTTAATTGTAAAAGCTGACAATACTGGGCCAACATCAAGATGTATAAGAGCCACAGTGTTAGAAAAAGAAGCACAGTCAAGCGGGTTTATATCTATTTTTGATGCGGCTGGTACTCAAGTAGATGTAATAGGTGGGGTATACATGAAAATAAACGCATCTAATTTCTCTTCTATACAAGACCCTAATGCTGTTATTGCTGTTGACCCCGTGAAAAAAACCTGTACAACCGATGGAGAGATACCTACTGTAGCTTTTCCTTTTTTTACAACTGTAAATAGACCATCTCCACTAACTCCTACTTATAATGTGTATGATGTACCAGTTGGAAGTAGGATAGTTATGAGGGTTGAGATGAGAAGAAATGGAACTGGAACAGGAGCAGATGGAAAACGAAATTATACGCTAGAAAAAACGCTTACTGCATCAACTAATTACACCAACATGGCTAATTGGTTTATTGGTGATAACGTTGCTAGTATATTAGATAGCGGTGTAAAAAACCCAGGTCAAGTACAAACAATAGAAAACACTTTTATCTCACCTCAAGTTAACAATGGAGCTGCTCCTTTAGGGGTTGCTGCTAATGAAATTATACATGAGGCTTGTAAACAAGATTCTGATTTGAGAGGAAATAATTTATTTGGAGGAGGTACACCTGCAATATTAGATTTTAATGATAACTTTTATTATAGACTTTACGAAGATACTAGTACTCAAGATGCAAATGGAAACAATTTAATTTTTCTCTTAGTATCAGGTTCGTACTCTGCAGGTAGCTCTGAAAATGAAGAATCTATGCTTGAA